CTTAGCAGACTTTTCTGCTACGGTAGTGTCTTCACGTGCCATATATGCTCCTTTAAGATATTTACATTATACCCTATTGCAGGGCTGCTGTCAATTTGAAAATTCTGGGTTTTACAAGGGTTGTGGTAAATAACATACACTCCAAAGCGTTTATAAGGTGAAAAATATGAGTCAAACATGTGATTATGGTTGTGGACAACCAGCCGTTTACAGTACAAAATCCAGTAGATCCGACGGACCTTTTCAAGGTCGTCCTATACATCGTTGTGCTCGAAGTCATCATCAGTGTCCTGCTATTCAAGCTAAAAAGGTTCAAACCAGTTTGGATCGATATGGTACAGAATGGCCACAACAGGCTGCTGAGATAATTGCCGCGAGAGAAAGAACTAATTTAGAAAAATACGGTGCGAAAACTTCTTTACTAAACCCTGAAGTACAAGAAAAACGACGCCAAACTCTATTGGAACGGTATGGTGTTGAACAGCCCACTCTTAATGATGACATCAGATTACGAGCTGCTGCTGGTGTTAAACAATCGTACATTGATGATCCAGGATTAGCACAAAGACAAGTTCAATCAAAGAAACTAAAATACGGTGATGATTTACAAGGACCAATGGAAAAGATAAGAGCCACACAAATTGCTAATGGCCGATGGGTGGATCCTGCTAGTAGAACTGAGTGGGGCGAATACAAGTTTCGCGTCAAATACCTTACTGCTAAGACATATAAGCAATTCAAGCATGTTATCAACCCCGAGGATTTACCAATTGGTCGCTGTGAGTATCAGATAGATCACATCTATTCTATTAGACATGGGTTTGAAAATTCTGTTGCTCCTGAAGTCATTGCTAGTATTCATAACCTACGAGTTCTTTGGCATGTCGACAACAAGAGCAAGCATATTAGGTCCGACCAAACACTTGATGAGTTGATGGAAAAGATAGGGCACTAGGCCCTATCTACTAGTTGGCGTTGCTGACTGCCGCCACTACATATTTTCCGAACCTTCGATGAAACTCATCAAAATGCTTGAGCTTGCCTGGCACGAACGGAATGTTGTAAGTAGTAATCGCAACACGAGCCGCCATAACTACAAGCTCGGTATTGAAATTATCCATAATGAAACGGAAGAAGTTATCTGCCATGCCATTCCACTTGTCCAACTTGCCATTGGCCTTGTCGTAAGCATCTTTGAGCTCGTAGCACAGGCTAATAGTCAACGAGTACATAGCAGACACTTCTTTGACTTTGAGCTCAGTTACCTTGCCTGCCAGCACTTCAACAGGATCAGGCATCTGTCCACTTACCTTGCGATGTGCCATAAACTTCACCGCCATACCTTCACCAACAGCACCAGCCACCAAGTCAGTAAGACCTACATCATTGTCCTCGTCTAGTAACTCGCTAACAAAAGTCCATGAACGCGGTGTAGCAAAACTACGACCTGCTGAACGCGGGTCAAAGTCAAATAAGTCACCTTTAGCAAAACTCAAGTAGCCAACTACATCTTTATGGATGCGATTGTTCACAGCCCAAGTCTGCCAAGAGTCAAAGTCCACACGCATTTCTAAGTGAACGAAACGATTAGCTAGCGGACTCGGCATACGATAAGTAACACCTTTGTCGCTGTCGCGATTGCCTGCTGCCACCATAACTACATTGTCAGGTAACACATACTTGCCTACACGACGATTCAAAATCAACTGATAAGCCGCAGCTTGGGTAGCCGGAGGAGCCGAGTTCATCTCGTCCATGAACAGTACCACAATAGGATACTGGCTAGCAGTCTCAGCATCAGGCAGTTCGATCGGGGGAGCCCAATCCATCTTGCCGTTGTCTTTGTTATAGAACGGGATACCACGCAGGTCGGTGGGCTCCATTTGACTCAAACGAATATCAATCATGAGTCCGCCAAGATCTTCGGCAATGCCAGCAACTAGTTCTGACTTGCCAATACCCGGAGGACCCCACAAAAATACGGGACGTTGACGTTTGAAGCAACGAAGTAAAGCACGACGAGCTTCAACACTGGTAACGGTACGATTTTCGCTTACTACTGCCATTTCAGGCTCCTTTGTGTTAATGAACAACTATTATAGAACAGATCTCGATCACAGTCAAATTACTGTGATTGAATGGATTCACAAAACCAATGCTCACGCTCGATCTTGCGACGAGCTGCTAGCATGGTATTTCGTAACTTACGCACTTCCGGGGTATTAGGAGCATGAATGCCACCTAATGCTTTGAGTTTAAGCAGAGCAGCGTCACGGCGCTGATAAGTTTTGACAGCAGCCTCGGGCACTAAAAACTTAGCATTTACAGCAGGGCTAGTATAAACTACACGCATTTCGCACTCCGTTTTGTTACTGTACCACTATTATAGCAGGAATCAATACCCCAGTCAATTGGAGGGTTATTCTGGTGTGTTGCAGGAAAACAACAACAAAAAACCCTGCTTAGAGCAGGGTTGTGCCTGGTTTTTAAGCAGATTTTAGCGGCCTTTTGGGGTGGCTGCGTTGACAAATGCGTACATCTTTTCTGCTGTAGAAAGGACTTGATCAAGTCCAGGAAACTCAGGCATACCAATTTTAGTGGTTACATGACCTTTATCATCTTTGGTCACGCTTAGTTCCCACCCGTGAAACTTGCTATGGTATTCTTCTGCTACCAAGTCTTTGGCCATTTTGAGAATTTCTGTGCGGATTTCGTATCCGTTCTTGTTGAATTTGACTTCAGGGGCCTTGGGTAGTTGAAAGTTGTCAGACATTTTGTTTCTCCTTAGTGTGTGAATGTGTCTAATACTACAAAATTATTTATGAAACAGTCAAGTCTTTCTGCGATAATTCGGTGTAACGAAATCCCATTCTTCACCCAAAGAATAATTATGACTTAACATTTCATCTATGGCTACTATGATGCATAGAAAAATAAGAACTACAAAAGTTAATATTAAAGTGGGTTCCATGGTTATCGATTAATCAGTTTGGTAGCACTCTGCCATTTACCGCGGCGAGTAAGTTGAGCAGCCAATAGTCCTTGACACCATACGGTGTATAACATTTTTAAGAAAGTCATTGCCATGCTTCTGGTTTATGATTGCTCATGTATCTGCGAGCACGAGCCCGTCCGCTGGCTTCAAAGGCAAGAAAGATTTTGTGAACGACTGCTAAGACATAGGTAATCATTTATATTCCTTGTGAGAATTGTATTCGAACTCTTTGATGTAGTTATCGAGAGTGGCCGCATCAGTTATACTGCGGCGTGCCAAATATGCTTCTAAACGTGATTGGTAACCATCTTGCGGAAACATTTCGGCTAGACGCTCAAGGATCGTGAGCATGAATTGTGAAATAAACATTTTATCCTCTATATATGTGTGTTTATCGTGCAGTGCACAATAATTATTTATCAAGGTCGGAGTTGTTGTCTAAGTACTTTTGTAAGTCGTTGTCGTACAAAATTAGAGTCATGCTGGTACGTTCATCAAATACTCTAAGTTCATTTTGATAACTTATATAGTAGGGAGCAGGAAAATATTTCTCCATCTGCAGGAGTGTTTTTGGTAGTAAAACCGAGTCTAAACCATGCTTATAATACTGTATTTCTGCAGTCTTGGTACAGAATTGAAAGCCGGTCTTGGTAAGACGCATACTAGCCGCATTGAGTGGATTAAAGAACCATACTTTACGAAAATGGTCTATGCTGTCTCGAACAGAACCACAGAAAGGACTATTAGCATTAATGCTGCTATTATCAATAAGCCAACGAACAAAAGTTGGTTGATCCAGGCGCACTATTGTTGGTAAATTATCGAACCTTGATTAAGCAGAACCACTGTGAATTTAGTGGTTCTAAATTGAGTGTTTAGTTTTTTAGCTAGGCTGATAGCATGGCCAGGGTTCGAAAAGCTGACCTTGCGATATTTGGGACCAGGATAGCTTACCAGTATGTTTTGGGTTTTCAAATTCACAGGTTTTCCGTCATAGTAAACAGCCCAAATACCCTCACTGGCTAAAACTTGATCACATTTATATGTGGCCTTGTCTAAATTTTCTAGAATAACAGTGGGTTTCGGTCTGCTCATTTGAATTCCTTAAATCGCTGGATACACTATTATTTATGCGTAGATAATGATGAAATTTCAGCCAATTTGGCTTTGGCACGCTCTTCAGACTTAAATGGCCCTAGATAATTATTGCGTTTTAATATAATTCTTTTAGGGCAAAACTCTGTAACCCACTGTGATCCAAGTTGAACTAGGTAATAGCCGGCGCAGTAATAGCTTTTGCTTTTACGACCAGCAGTGTACAAGGGCAGTTTTAGTCTAAGATCATAAATGGCATTGTATGGTACAGTCCGACATGGATAATCGTAGACCGAGTCTACCGACGCTGTTGGTTTCTTCTGCCCACGCACAAATCGGATATTATGAGCAGTGCCCAGGACCTTGATGCTGGGATATTTAAGTCTACGACTATCTTGCACCAATACAACACCATCTTCTGCGGCTTGTATGGTAGCAATTTTACGGCCATCATCTTCGACGATCCAGTATTTATTTTTAACTACAGGTTTGGCTTCTATGGTCATTGAACGTACTCGCTACTAAAAATTTCAGCAAATGCTTGGCTATTCTCGCTTAGTTTTTCTAAATTAAATCGTCCACAGAATTTAAGAAATTGAGCACCTATCATGGGACGACTTTTAGTTACTGCGCCTGCTTGTATGGTTTCTGTGATTTTGGTCTTGATCTCGTTGGGTTGTGCTCGTAGGTCTATTAGAATACGATTACGATTATAGTCGTCTAACACTCTGTGTTCTTGCCCTTCGTGATCAGTCCAACGTTGTAGCATCATGTTGTTCCAGTTAAATCCACGTGTGGTTCTGTCTGCATAGGCTTCTAACAATCCAACTTTGTTTTTGCTACCTTTTACACGTACTCCGGGATATGCACTAAACACATTATCTGTAGGGTCACCACGCATACATTTTTCAAACAAGATCCATTCTGGATCGGGAATTAGTTTAGGCTCTTTGGTCTTTTTGTCAATCACAGGCCGTCCCTT